CATCGTTACATATAGAGACAAGGGTATTGTCGATGTGCAACTTCGGTCTGGTATCAAGGTTACTTTGAAGGAAGACGACTTCGTTCGTTGCTTCAAAGTTATGAAGGATATCTCAACTGTAGAGGACTAATGCTTGACTACACCGCAATGGCTTCTTGCTTTGAATCAGTTTCTCAATGCTTTGTTTGGAGGTAACTCATACACGACTCTGTCTACTCGTGCGTACATGGCACGTAGAGATGGTGGATGGAAGTGGCCTGCAAACATTCTTGATACTCTGATGTTCTGGCATAAGAAGTATGGAGGACATTGTAAGTATGCGTACTGGACTGACATGTGCAGATGGTATAACTTGCGTGTGTCCGAAGGCAAAGAACTTGGTAAAGTCAACGTACCACAAACCGACGAGTGGGTGTAATATGAATAAGCTTGAACCGATGACTGTTGTGAAGCATTTCAAGAACAATCAGTATCTCGTACTTGGGGTTGCTAAAGATGCGAATCTTGATACAAACGAGTTCGTTGTTTATCGTTCCCTTGATGGAGATCGCAAGCTGTTCGTTAGACCTGTCGCTGAGTTCTTGTCTGATGTAGATAAGGAGAAGTATCCTGATGTGCAACAGAAGGAACGGTTTGAGTACGTAGCTCCTCTTAAAGATATCCTAACAGCGAAGGCAACTGCATAGTGCTTAACTTTTACAAGTGGGGTAGCTAAGGTTACCTCACCTATTAAGGAGCAGTTATGAAAGCAGACGTAATTCTTAGACTGGAAACAAGAAGCGAACCTGTCATAGAAGAAATAGCTTACGTTCATGCTGTTATCTTGGGTCGTTCTGGTCTTGAAGAGTTTAATAAACTCGAACAGACAGACTGGGTGCGATACACTATTCAAACTGTGGATGTGATAGAATGATTAAGAAATTCATTGGGACTATCTGGCGGTGTGTGGCTAATGTGTACTGGGGGTACGCTGGTTGTATTCAACCTTCCCATTCTTCTCGTGGATGTTGGCATTCGTGCCAAGCTCATGACGGAAGAAGAACTTGAACGTACCATTCAGATGCTTGAACAAAACATTCAAGACATTGCAAAGGCAGGTATCTAATATGGATTATCCTAGTTCGCTAAGCGTGTTCGGTCACGACGTAAGCGTAAAAGTTTTCAGTGACCCTATCGAGGTAGTGGAGGGCGGTCAGCAGACTGATGTTGTGCTTGCACAATATGATCCTCAGACGACTACCATTTCTCTAATGCATGTCCCGGACAAGCCGGCCATAGGCATGAGTAATTGTTTGCATGAGATCATCGAATGCATAGACGTTCATGCTGATCTTAAGCTTAATCATACTCAGATATCTACGTTGGCGTCTGGTATGTATCAAGCATTGGCTAGTGGCAAGTTTAACTTTAGTGACACCCCTATTCAGTAACTATGACTATGGCAAAGGCAGGTAGTAGTTGGGCAGCCACTAAACCACATAAAGCACAGGAAGCTCTCAGATTGTATAGAACATACAAGTATACGCAGCCTGAGATCTGTGCACTGGTAGGATGCTCAGAGCACATACTGTATAATCTTGTGTGTAAGTTTTGCACAAAACAAGAAAGGGCGTGTGCTACTGCAGCATCAATAAAACGAAGGACATACCCACGTGGTGCGCCTAACATAATAGTTGGATTAACCAAAGATTTGTTAGGTTATCAATACGCTAGGTGTCCTTCTTGGTGGACAGGTAAGACGTTAGGCGGAAGAGTCAGAGCGCATAAGTTAGTATGTGCTAAGATCTACGGTTTAACTGAAATACCTGAAGGGTTTGTTGTACACCACATAAATCACAATAGGTCAGATAACAGGTGGTGTAACTTGGAATTAATGCGTGCTTCTGACCATGCAGCATACCATAACAAGACGCGCACGCGCACAAAGCGGAGGTAAACTTTGGACGAATCAGTTATGAAACTGTGCCCGCTGGAAAACGGGAGTACATGCCAAGTATGTTCCAGTAAACATCTTGACATATACAAAACGATGAGCGGGATGTTCTTTGTTAAATGTTTTGGTTGTGGTTATGAATCTCCTCTTGTGGATACTGCTCAGCTGGCTAAGGTTATCTGGTTGCCTTAACAGAGGTAGTGTGCATATGTGAGATCTATAAAATCAACCTATAACAAGACAAGGTTTGCTTCTAAGTTTGAAGCAGAACTTGCTAAAAAGTTCGACGAGCTTGGTATCAAGTGGGAGTATGAACCTTGTCGTATTCCTTGGCAGCCCGCTGTACGATATTATAAACCTGACTTTAAGGTTACACTTCCAGACGGTGAGGAGTTCTTTGTCGAAGCAAAGGGATACTTTGATCCCTCTATGCGAAGTAAGATGGCTCAGATTCGTGAGCAACATCCAGACTTAGATATACGCTTCGTCTTCATGCTCGAAGATAAAGTTATCTCTCGGTCTACAAAGAACCCCACCACGTACAAAACGTGGGCTAAACGACACGGCTATTCGTGTTGGAATCCTGATACCTTAGCTAAGAGTAATAGTACTAATGTCGAACGAAAGACTGATAGAACAGGCAAACATGGAAGCACTCGAAGAAGTAAAGGAAGCCATCAAGGACGCGCATAAACGCCACCCTGAGACGCATCCGTCTATCGAGCATTCTGCTTGGATTCTCAAAGAGGAGATGGCCGAGCTGAAACATGAGCTTTACAAACCGGAGAGATGGCGTGACACTACTGCGATTTGTGAAGAAGCCTGTCAGGTTGCTGCTTCTGCTATCCGCCTGATTGCTGATATGAAAGTCCGTAAGATGGAAGGATATAAGGAGCACGAACATTACCGTCACGCAGCATAAGCTGAGGTAATCTATGGGAGTCATGTGTTGGCTCAAAGATCACAACTGGGAAAGCACTGAAGTGTGGACTGGCACTGCGTATGACATCATCCGTATTGAAGTCGAACAGTTCAAGTGCTCTCGTTGTGGTAAGACAAAGAAGTCTGTCCGAGTGTTTGGTAAGTTGAGTAAGAAAGTAGCAGAAGATATCGTTGACAATTCCACAGGAGTGGTTAATGATAGATATGTGAAAGAAACTTCACCCAATGAAGTTATTACTCTTACCGATACAAAGGAAGACAAATGCAAGAAGGCAGCGTAAAAGCATATAGTACCGCTCTTCTTTATGCACTGACAGCTAACGGCAAGACAATGACGTGGCAAGCTCATGCATATGAAAACGAAGATGGTACAGCCAGCATACTTATTCAGTCTGGTTACGAAGGTGGTGCTCTTAAGGAGACTACTCGTTCCTATGACTGTGGTAAGAATGCTGGTAAGAAGAATGCTACGACTGCGCTACAACAAGCTGTAAATGAAACTAAGTCTAGATTCAAGAAGCAGCTTGATAAGGGATACAGGGAGAGCAAGGCTGAACTGTCTGCTCTCCCTATTCGTCCTATGCTAGCTCAGTCTTATATAGATCATCAAAACAAAGTCAATGACGACACGATCTATATCTGTCAACCCAAGCTCAACGGTGTGCGTTGTACAGTTCAAAGACATGGTGACAAGATAACTTTCCTGTCAAGAACAGGTAAAGTATATGATGTCTTGTATCATCATAACAAACTCTGCAAAGAGTTGTTTGAAGTTATGCCTGATGGGTGTGCATGGGACGGTGAGATCTACTGTCATGGTATGCCACTGCAAGACATAGTGTCTGCTGTCAAAGCATACAGTCCTGCCACAAACAAGTTGCAGTACTGGGTGTATGACACTATCAGTGAAGAACTTCAGTTTGAACGTATTGCACGTTACCGTGCTTTGCTTGCAGATAAAGATCTTAAAAAAGTTACGGCTTGCCCTATTGACTATGTCAAAGGAATAGTTAATATAAAGAAGAAACAAGAAGACTATCTTGCAGAAGGATATGAAGGACTGATGCTGCGTAAGTACAGTGCTAAGTATCGGCAAGGTGTTAGGTCTTATGATCTTCTGAAGTATAAGAACTTTAGAGACACTGAATACAAAGTCACAGGGTTCTCAGCAGACGTAGATAAATGTATTATCTTTGAGTTCTTTAACAAAGGTAAACCTTTCTCTTCTGTTCCATGCTGGACAAAAGCACAACGACAAGAAGCATATCGGAGGGGTTGTTTAGACTTCAATACTTGGATAGGTAAGAAGGCAACAGTACGTTGCTCTGACTTCTCTAAGGATGGAACCCCCATCGGAAACCCAGTAGTCACAGCCATAAGGGATTATGAGTGAGCTTCTTCGCTATGATTAACAAGGCACTTAAACATTCTGATGAGGTTCCAATTCCTTCTCGTAGGAAGGGTGATCCTTACTGGGGTACGTTGCCAAGGATGTGTCGTCAGTGCACAAACAGAGAGGAAACAACACCTCCAGCATCCTTGAAGAAAGCAGGAGTTAAACCCTGCCAGTTCTGCAAGGTGTTTGAGAAAGCTTGCTACATTGCGTCGACAGTGTGCCGTCGTGTTGTAGAGCCTCTTAACTTTAAGGTAAAGAAAAAATGAAAGACACAAAGTATTTTAAGGCAAAAGAATTTCAATGTAAGTGTGGGTGTAACACAAACGAGATGAACCAAGAGTTTGTAGATAAGCTTACCCTTGCACGCGAAATCGCCGGTATTCCTTTCGTCATTACTTCTGGATACCGTTGTCCTGCACACAACAAAGCTGTTGGTGGTGTAGCTGGCTCATCCCATACAACTGGGTACGCTGCTGATATCAGTGCGACTACTGGTGAACAGAAGTTCAAAATTGTTCAGGCTCTTATTACAGCAGGCTTTACTCGTGTTGGTATCGCTAAGTCTTTCATCCATGTGGATAGCGATCCCAAGAAGCCGAGTCCGACTATTTGGTTGTACTAGGAGCTGACATGAAGTTCCGTACTCGTTACCGTGGTAAAGGAGCCAACGGAAAGTATGTCACAACTCAGATGTTTATCAACGCAACAAACGAAGTTGAAGCTAAGGAAGAAGCAAACAAGCGTATTCCAGAAGTGGTCAAGCGTTTGACTGAGCGTGAAGGACAGGATGTTGGACATGTTGTCTGTTGGAAGATTGAACCTCATGAACAAAAGAAAAGAAAGGAAGAAATGTATGTCGGTTAATAAAGAAGCTGTGTTGGAAGAAGTGCGTGCTCAGTTGGCTGTTGAGAACTGGGTGAAAGATGTAGCTAAGGAGAATGAAGCCAGTGACGAATACAGTCCTCGTTCTAATCGTCTTCTTCTTTGGGACTGCTTTGCTGATGAAGTAGGCAGACATGTTGAAGAGTACACTGTTCCTCAGTACGGTGACTTCCCCGGTGACAATGTTGCTTCTTGGTCTGCTGATGATTGTGTCAAACAGATTCAGAAGTACGTGAACCGTATGGATTCTAACTCTCGTGGTGAGCTTGAAGCTACGCGTGACCTGCTCAAGATTGCACACTATGCTTCTCTTGTGTGGTGCAAGCGTCTTGGCTTTGAAGAAGCTCTTGCGGAAGTAAGGAAGGAACAGGAAGTACAGCCTGAAGTTCAGGAAGAGGTGCAGAATGGGTAAGGTATACTTTGTTTTCCAAAAAAATTCTATTCTTGGTTTGCTTAAGAACTACGCAGCAGCTGGTAAGTTTGGCTTGCAGGACGTTGAGTACCTGCATGTGAAAGACAATGCAGACTACAGTGAGAAAGGTTCTGTCATCACAAAGGATGACGCTGTAGTCTATGTTGACTTTCAGCCTGACTGTGAACGTGCTCGCATTATTGCACATGAGCTTAAGTGCCCTATCCGTTGGTGTGATGAAGCTGGTCTTAAGATGATTGATGTTAAGCAGATCTTTAGGCTTGACCAGCAGGCAGCTCAAGCTGCTGTGGAAGCTGATGCTGTTGCACCTTTTGCACAAGGAGTAGAACTCAATGCCTAGTACGTATGTCTTTTACCACGAAGATGCTGACGGGCATTGTGCTGCTGCTGTGTTCAAGTACTCCTGTGACCAGAACGAAGAGCTTGACCTTCGCTCCATTAACTACGGGTATGACTCTGACAAGATGTTCGGTGATCTCGAAGCTGGTGCTCGGCTTGTGTTCCTTGACTTCTGTCCTACTGAAGAAGACCTCAAGGCTCTTCATGACAAAGGTTTTCCTATCGTAGTTGTTGACCACCACAAGTCTTCTGTGTGGGCTAAGGATTACGATACGACAGGTACAGACACTAAGCCTTACATCCGTGTGTACCACAGTATCTATCAGTCTGGCTGTGAGATTACTTGGGGAACCTTTATGGGTGAAGCCAAGATGCCTCCTGCTGTGTGGATGACTGGTAGGTATGATGTGTGGGATCATCAAGCAGACGAACGCATTGTTCCTTTCATCACAGGAATGAAGCTCATCATCACCGACCCTGCTACGGAAGATGGTTATGAGTTTTGGAAAGCGTGCTTTGAAACTATTGACACTCTTCCTGCAGATGCACCTGACGAAGAACGTGCTAAGCGTATGAAGTGGGATGTAGTCTTGCAGCTTATCAACATGGGTAATGTTGCACACATGTATCGTCTTGGCCTTGCAGAGGAACGAGAACGTAATGTGCACGACATGGTAATTGAAGGCAAGAAGTTCCTTATGGTGAACTCAAAGCTTTCTGATAGCTATGACTTCCCTATGCAGAAGCTTGATGATAGTTACTTTGGCTTTGGCTGGTACTACTGGGACGGAAAGGAATGGCACTTCAGTATGCGCTCTGAAGGTGATAACGACCTTACTACCGTTGCTGGTATCCGTGGTCATAAGAATGCAGCAGGCTTTACGATGTATGGTTTCCAAGACCCTAGCATCTATCTGAAGGCTGCTCATGAAAGTAATTGATCCTTCTGTTATAGTCTCTTTGCAATCTGCTCCACACTTCATCATGCAAACGATTGAAGACGCTGGACGTACCTGTTATAAATCGGAGGATAAAATCAATGAAACTTCTCACGTGGCTTTCATCGAGCGACTTGTACGTCGAGGGCACGAAGCTATGCTCGAACACGGGTACGCTACTGCACACTTTCGGATTGACCGTGGTATCTCTCATGAATTGGTGCGTCACCGCCTTGCGAGTTTCGCTCAAGAAAGTACTCGATATTGCAACTACAAGGATAAGGACATTGAGTTCGTAAGACCTTCTTGGTTTACTAATGAAGAAGCAGACAAAGCTCTTGAGAATTACAGCTACTACTTGGCTAACCCTAGTCAGAATACCAAGAAGTACGCTATCATCAAGTGGTTCGACATATGTCAAGACACAGGTGTTGCGTACAAAGAGCTTATAAACCACTGTGGACGTAGCCCACAGGAGGCTAGGTCTGTTCTTCCTAATGCCCTTGCCACTGACATTGTAGTAACAGCTAACCTTCGAGAGTGGAGAACTATCCTTAAACTTAGGTGTGCAAAGGATGCTCATCCAGACATGCGGTACATTATGCTACGGCTGCTGAGTGATATGCACAAACTCTTTCCGCCTGTGTTTGAAGATATCTATCAGCTCTACAAGGAGGAAGTAGATGCGCTTGCTAGAGATCTTGTATACGTTCTTCCACACACGGAAAAAAGTGGAACAGACGCCTGAGACATGCCACTGGTGTAAAGACTATCCTTACTGGGATTGTTGCAATGCTTGGCGTGACTATAAAGACTACTGCTCCACATGTAAAAACTTTAAACCTGCAACTAACGAGGATATAGAACATGACTAAGTTTGAAATCAAGGCTACCTGTAATGGCAAGGACTACAACATTGACTTTGAAGTTCCGAAGGATATCAAGCAGGAGGACTGGGATCAGTTCTCCAAGCTGTTGAAGATGGCTTGCCAGCAAATGGGTAAGTAACCCTTGACAAACTTCTAATAAGTCTTATACTCTTATAAGACACATCGTGTTACCTTAAACGTAGTTGTTAGCTACGTCAGAGACAGGTGGACTTTATCTCCTTGGCTACCTGTCTCTGTCTTAACGCTTAACTAACTAGAAGGTTGAACATGATGGAACAAGGCTCTCTTGCGGATCTCTTGCTACTGGTATTCGGGAACAGGCTACGGCCAATCAGTTCCAGAACCAGCAGGAATTCTGCGACATCAAGACCCGCATGGCCGCCAACCATTGTGAAACGCTTGCTGCCATTCAGGCTAATCAGGCGGCGATCATTGGTTACATGACTCAGGAAAAGATCAGTGGGCTGGAACGCGAGAACGCTGCGCTTACGATGCAGCTGTCTCAGAATGCCCAGACTCGTGCTATCATTGAAGCACTGTCTCGGACTTCTACTACCACGCCTGCTGCCTAGTAGTTAAAGCATAGCTTGATAGTTTGGGGGAGCTACGGTTCCCCCTTTCTTATAAGGACTAAACATGTTTGGTGTTCCTTCGATTGAAGAACGTATTAAGCAAGCTCAGCGTAATGCTGAAGTATATAAAAGTGAACTTGATAAAGCAGTGCATAATGTTGAACGCTATCAAGGTTGCTTGAATAAAGAACTGTCTCGGGTAGGGGAGCTTTCCCTGCTGAAAGACGTGCGGGATGGCAAGCTCCTCGTACTCGATCTTGAGAGTATGGAACCTGCCCGCATCGCATTCCTCTAAGGGAGGTACGTATGGCCTGTGGTGGTAAGAAAAAGAAGAAAAGGGACGCTAGGTCTTGACAACTTTTCGTTAATGATTATCTTATAATCAAGAGCGACAGTTGCGTGGACTGGCTGTACTCTGGGAGTGACCCACTGGTTGCATACACACGCAGAAACCCCTTGCAGGAAAGATCAAGAACTGCAGGGGGTTTTCTATTAGAGGAGTTACGATGTCGAAACTTACTGCTCTCGCAGAATACGTCCATACGTGGAACTAGTAGAGCATTCGACTATTCATGGTTGTACAGAAACACAAGTCAAAACAGAATGCACTATCGAACTGTAGATACAAAGAAACCCC